GAAAAACTCATTTTAATATGCCCTTATTTTTAAACGGCGACCAGAACCGCCATATTTTGCTGCGTCACTTGAGGCGTTTATAGCATCAATTGCATTTTTATACAAAGCCGCCCACGTCTGTATTCGTGCATCTTCCTTTAAGTATGGCGCCGAATGCACTAAAGCGCCATATAAATAAGCGTCTGGAAAATACTGCAACAGCCAATTTGATGTATTGGCATCACTCAATTCTGGAACGCGCGCGTAATAATATAACTCCGCAGTGTATGTACTGTCAGGAATAGGATAAACTTCTATCTCACCAGCAGTCAAAGCATAGTAAGCTGGCCGACCAGTAGCGTTAGCAGTTTCAAATTTTCTCTGCAAAATTTCAGATTGGCTCATCTTCTCAAGTGGGCTGGTATCATTCGACGTAATGTAAAACCTAATATCTTCAAGAAAATCAGCAGGGATTGCACTGTACTGCGTATCAATCTGAGCGTTGCTGCGCTTCTCCTGACGCCAGTGCCGGACAAACCTTTGTATGTCAGCTTCAGCCAATGTAATAAAATCTGCGGCAATCGTACTTAGATCGTCACGGTTAAGAAAGTCAGCTATGCTCGACTTTAATTCTGCGTATGTTGTAATTGCCATTGATTTAACCTTAAACCTAAGTTAGAATTTTTTTCTGGGAGGATAATAACATGATTGATGTAGATTTAGCTAGGGAACTAATTATTCTAAAAGCAAAAGACTTAGGCTTGGACGATGAAAAACTAGATAGCCTCGACGTATTAGTGTGCAGTCGGCTTGGTATTGAAGATCCAGATCCACTCATCTTTCCATCCTAGATAGGTAACTTAAAATACCCTCAAGAACTTCTGGAGTTATTACTTGCGCAGGCATTTTTGTTTTTATTGCGTGAGTTTTATGTGCTTCATTTAGTAACTGACCAGATTTAGTTTTTTTGCCCGCCATTGATTTGTAAACATCACTAAATAATAAACCCTGCGGCACAGGAGGAAGTGACCCAAGATAATTGCCAGTAATCTGCGTGTTATATGTAGAATGAGGAAAACTTTGCGGGGGCATATTTCCCCGTGGCTTTTGAAATAAAACTGGATTTAAATCTCCTATTTTTGCAACTCCCAAACCAAACATACCAGCGGGCATATCTCTTTGCGTTAAATCAGTAACGCTATACCTAGCCTGCCCCGAACTTGGAAAACCTAACTCTTGATATGGTTTAGTATCTATTAAACGAATAAAAGATTTTCTCTTGGGAGATGTAGTGTTTTCAACCCACTTTCGTAAATCCGGCGATAAAATACCAACAAAGTCAGGGTCAAAACCCTTCATTTCTTTATCAAAGCTTTTTGCAGCTTTTTTTGTAATTTTGGAGCCTTTGACTAATTCAGCCATAGCCGCGCCCGTCATTGTAGCAAAATCATTTGCGTTTGGTGACATACTCCCCGTTACGCCCAAAATATCTTTGCCTTGAAATTTTTTTCTTGCTTTGGCAGCTTCTTTATCAATTCTGGTTATAATGTTTTGGTTAGATGCCCAGACTGCATTGTCTGCCTGCGCCGCTGGGCCAAGCATAAAATCAAAGCCACCTTCAGTGTAAACTGGCTGGTCAAACTTTACATCATCGACACCCTCAACCAATAAGCCGCGAGAAGTTCTGTCGCCATAAAAAGGCAAAACAACTTTACCCTCAGTTTCCTCCCAAGACATAGGCTTGCGCGCTAAGTTCTCTCCGGTATCAGTTAGGGCAACGTCAGTGTTGCCCAAGTAATCCCGCATCTTTGTATTTTGATAACCCAGCGGATCAAGATCTGCTTTATTAGCAGAAGAAGCCGCCAACAAACCGCCAAGCTTTGATCTATTGGCAGCAGAAATATTAGATAAATTAGAAAACTCAGGATCAAAGCGGGCGTATTGAGATCGAACCAAGTTAGGGGATAGTCTTACGTCAACATTTGAAGGGTTTGAAAGATCCTCCATATACTGTTTCTGCAATGCACGTTCTTGTTCTTTTGTGTAACCCCTATTTTTAAATTGAGTAGAATTAAAACCTGCCCCAGTGTCGTTAATGTTTCTAAACTGAACGCCACTTAAACCAGCCAATTTAGCAGCTTTCTCTATGTCGCGGGTAGAAGTCAACATTGATCCATCGCCAAAACTACTAAACCCATATCTAACATAATCAGCTAATTCAGGATTTGATTCATACAATTCATCAATGTCAAATTGGTTCCAATTTTTGCCTTTACCCTCAACAACTGCATCGCCTAACTTACTTCCAAGACGCAAAGGGTAAATTTGAGCATCTTCGCTTCCCCTTGCATAAGTGCTTGCTAGTGTCGGATTGTCTGTAGAAAAGACATTTCCTTGAAATGTATCTATGTCTGCGTTGGTTCCATGAAAACCTTTCCTTGGAAACATCTCATCAGCCCTAGCCATTCGTGCGGCTTGACTCATATCGAGTGGCGTATTGGCAAACATATATTGGTTGTCAGCCACACCCATCATCTCATTCGTAACTTCGTTTGATCTGCCAGCGGCGCGTAACTCTAGGATTTTTTTAGCCATAGCCTCAGACGCATTTGACGCCGGAGGTAAATCAGATTGAGTGCGAGACACGCCGGAGCGTAAAGAATTTTTTGGCGCAGAAACTAAACCGCCGCCGCCCATTGCCAAACCAGCAGTACCCATAACCTCTGGCACTAAATCGGCCTCTGGAATTAAACCTTGATACGCAGAATATGGCGCGTCAATCGCCTTACCAATTGTGGAAAGCAATCCAACCAAGGCTGGCCCAATACCCTCATATTGCAATGTATCAAGACCGTAAGTTGGCTCCTTAGACAATAAACCACCAAGAATAGGACGCCTGCCATCACCCGCTAAATCAGAAGCATTTTTACGCGCCATATCATACAGAAAAGAAAACGGGCTTGCCTGCTCTCTGTAGTAACGCGTTTCTGCTGGATCTGTTGAATATAAAACGGGCGCCATAAACTACTTACCAAACTTCCGCATCAAACAAGTTCCATCCCGCTTGCAGGCTTCCGGCGTGGGGCAACCCCTCATTGGTTTCATCATTTAACTTCTCCTTCTACTGCCGCACCCTAACATATTTTATTAAGCAATACCACGCAGGTTCCTCTTAATAGACTGTTTCCAACTCGACACCGCACCAGAAAGAGCCGTCGCCGCATCAGACGCCATAGTCAAACACAAAGCATCCGCCAAGTCAGGAGAACGTAATCCACGCCTGCGCATCTCATCCTTACTCTCAGCCTTCATCTTACCAGAAGAAGTAAACGAATACCGTATGGCAGTCAATTCAGCCACAAGCTGATCGTTGTCCGGCAACTTACACGACCTATCCTCCAACCAACCCTTCGCCTTAAACCAAAGCTCAGATCTCAAATTCATATACGTGTCACCCATAGACGGCGCCTCACTCACATTCACACCCCTCACGGGCGCACCCAATTCACGCATGCGATCCACAACGCCGCCGCCGACGCCAATACTATCAACTAAAATTTCTTGAGGCTGCGCGCTGGGCGGCAAACCATTATACTCAGCCATGACACGGCCAACAGTCTGCATTAAATCCAACCCCTGCCACGAATTAATATCCGTCACCACATTACCATACCGCTTACACAAAGCCGTTTCATCAGTGCCAAACCGCGCAACGTCCAAACCCCAAATAGACTTTTGATCCGGCGTCACCTCAATATCACGCCGTATCGCACTCTCAACCAAATGAAACGGAATAATAGTATCATCATCGGCCAGCGGAAATTCACCCAAAACACGCACACGAAATGCGTTGGAATCCTCGCCATACCGCGCGCGCATCTCATTAACAAAATCATCAGACACAAGAGGGCTTTCCACGCAAGACCAACGCCGCGTCCACCAACTCTCAGCCATGCGCGTCTGGCTCTCGTAAAACGTACCGCTAGAACGCGTCGGGTTAGACAATAAAATCGTCGTGGCGGAGTGACCCGACATAGAACCCGCAGCAGCCTCAAAAACTTTCTCAGGCACACCAGAAGCCTCGTCAACAACTAACAAAACATTCTCCGAATGCACACCAGCCAAAGCCTCCGGCGTTTCCGCGCGTGACGTCCTAGCTGAAATAAACGCCTCGCTGGGGGCCGAAGACAACTCAATGCGATCAGACTTAACAACCAACATAGAACTTAATTGCTCCGGCAACTCGTTAATCCAACGCTTTAATTCCGCAAAAAGTGCGTCAAACAACTGACCACTGGTCGGCGCCGTAACCACAACCTTATTGGGAAAACGCAACATCAAAAACCACAGCATCGCCCAGCTTGCAGACGTAGACTTACCCGTACCGTGGCCGGAACGCACACTAATCTTACGCTCGTTATTCGCAATGGCATTCAAAAACTCAGCCTGATACGGCAGAGGATCTGCACCCAAAACCTCCCTAACAAATAAAACAGGATCGTCACGGTAACGCGACACAAACTCAATAAAAGGATTATCTTCACTCACTGGACAACTCCTCATACTCCACCTCAATCGCATTGGCCTCGCGCTGGCGATCCTCCGCATCAATCGCGGCAATTTCA